CAGAGGGCGCCACCCGGATCTGGCCACCGATGCGCCCCGCCAGATCCCAAACCTGCACACCCTCAAGCGTCTGCGGTGCGTTCAGGGCTTGTGGGCAGTCTTCGCAGACGCCCTGACAGGCGTCGCAATATCCGTCGCCCCCACCGAAGATCCAGTCGGCGAGGGCGATGAGGCGTTTTTTTCCTGTTCCAGCAGCAGGCCTTTCGCCACATAGCCAGTCTGGAACGCCTCGAAGAGTGGCCAGAGGTCGAGAAGGGCGTCGAGGGCCTCGGGGCTGATCGGGATGACATTGCCCTCGGCATCCCCGACGCCCTCCCAGTCGAGCACTGCCACCCGGGCCAGCGCCCTGGCAAAGGCCAGCGCGCTTTCCTCGTCACTGGCATCCTCGCCCAGCGCCTGCACTGCCGGGTCGCCCCGAGCCGCTACCATCAGCGCCGTGGTCAGTGGGCGCAGTTTCACCCGTACCCCATGGCCGAGATCCAGCCATGCGGGTTCATTGGAGAGATCGAGTTTCAGCATGATCAATAACTGCTCACCTGGTTTTTGAGAACGACCGTGCACATCTGCCCGGCCACGGAATCGTAGGCCGCCTGCCAGTCGAAACTGGCCTGGATGCCCTGCGGGCCCTGGATTTCCACCCGGGGCCGCGGCAGGTAGACCGCATGTGCCGTGATCGTCAGGCTGACATTGGCGGAAATGGTCCACGAAAACTCGAGGCTGGCCGATGTGCCATTCAGCGCCTGGGTCATGAGGGTGTTGTCGGCAAAACGCACGTCGATCTTGCCGGTCAGCGCAGCAATCGATGGATCGGCGCCATCGATACGCCCGTCCGAGCGGATGGTTTCGATCCGCTCGACGTTATTCGAATACGTGATATCTGCCGAGATGATGTTGCCCAGCGCCGTGCCGTTGCGCTTGATCGCGCCATTGAAATGCCCGAACCGCTGCAGCGCATATGCCGTGGGCGTGCCGGCCGCGGTCGCCGTGGCGACGTTTTCACCTTGGGCCACCAGCTTCACATCCGCAGTCAACAGGCCGGAGCGCTGCATTTGCAGGCTCAACTGGTCCAGCACGCAGCCGGTATACATGGCAAAGCGCGGGATTTCCGGCATTGCCACCTCGATCGCCATGCTCGGCAGGTTCCATGACCCGGACTTGAAGGTGTGGGTCTTGTTCGTGGTGCCGGTGGTGGTCGGGTTGCCGAACGCCGCCTTCAGCCAGAAGCCGAAAGCCTCGGCATCGAGCGGCACCTTGATGTCGCCATCGGCCGTGACCGCATCCTTGATCGGGGCCAAGGGATCACGACCATAGCCGAGTAGTTCCGAGGCCAGCAGTGGCTGCTCGGCCCCCAGCGAGGCACTGGCAAAGGGCATCTGCATGAAGCCGGAGGCCGGTGCTGTTCCATAGGTGGTTTCGAACGCGGCCGCCAGCTGCGACCGCGCGCCTTGTGCACGAGGCATTGTTCAATCCTTTCAATTGCGGGATTATCCCGTAGGGGCTGTGGTGGTGTAGATCAGCGTGACCGGGAGGATCGCGGATTTCAGCGCCTCGCCGCCACTGATCGGCAGATCGACAGGCTGCGGAGCGCCCGGCTCGATCCAGTCGCAGAGGCCGCCCAAGGTGCGGTCGGTCACAAGCACGCCATTGATCTGCTCGACAAGGACATCAAACAAGGTGGCGCGGTGGCCTGCATCCTTGTCCTGGACAATGACCTCGACCTCTGCCTGGTGCTGCCAGTGATAGCGCAGGGGCGAGAGCGTCACCTCGGGCTCGCCGGGATCGCCGTCGCGCAGGATGACAAGGCCGCCTGACGGCACCCGCTCAGGCTCGACGGCGTCGCGCAGGATGGTGGCGCCGGGGATGGTCTGCAGAGCCGCAAGCAGCGCCTGCAGGATGGTTTCTCGGGTGGACATGTCAGTCCCTCCATTTCTCGACGACCAGCCCGGGCACGCGGGCGGCGACCTTTTCGGCGTCCCGCGCCAGATCCAGCCGCTTGCGCAGCCTGACCTGCGGCACCAGCAGGAAGATTGGCACCGTGGCGCGTCCCCGACCGGTCTTGGAGCGCGACGCCACACCGAGACCCCGGCTATTGAGCCGCCCGTCCGCGACCAGCATGCTTGGTCCGCGGCGGCGATAGACAAACCTGAGCCGCATGCCGCGGCGTTTTTCCCATTCGCCGGGGGTCAACCGCGCGCCGCCCCGGCCTTTGCCGGCGGCAGGGAGCGGGATGGCGAGCCAGAATCCCGCCTTGGAGCGGATCAACACGCCGCGATCATGCGCGCCGACGATTTCGGGGGCGTTCGACCAGACAAAGGCGGCAGCATCGAGACTGTCACCCTGTTTGGGATAGGTGCGGTTGCGGATCGTGCGCGGCAGGCGGTGGCCCAGCCCTGCACCCGTTATCTGCTCCCGCCAGGCCTGTTTCAGCTCGTTGCCCGCCACGGCCATTGCCGTCTTGACGGCGCGCTCGCCAGCCTTCACCTCGGCTTGCAGCATGGCAATGAGATCAGGCTCGACGTCGAGTTTCAGCTTCATCCCGGCACCAGCTCCAACGTCCAGATCAGCCGCTCGCGGTCGCGCTTCGGCTCGCCCTGGATCACGTAGCTGTCGGTGCCGATGGCAACACCGTCTCCGGGCTTCGGGTTGGGCATCTCGGACACCCGCACATCGACCAAGGTGGTCTCCGACAGGATCTGCGCCGCCCCGAAGGTGGTCACCTCGTCCGGCGCCTTGCGGATGACCCGCACGGGCAGCGCTGCGCCGCCCTGTGCTGTCCATGTGGCGTCCACCGCCATGTTGGGATCACCAAAGATCGCATCCATGGCGGCGGCAAAGGCGCTCATCAGTTCGAGCTGAACAGCCGCACGGCGAGCGCCGGGCGCTTGTTGACCGGCAGGATCGAGGCCTCGGTCAACAGATCGATCCCGTCACCGCGCTCGCGCGGCATCTGGCGGGCATAGATCGGCAGGCCCACGGTGTTGGCCGTCTCGATCAGGTTGGCGGGCGCGCCATAGGTCGTGAAGGTATCAACCGTGCCCATGGGGAAGGCGATGCCCTCGCCCGCCGGAATGGCCCGATCCGTAGTGCCGCCCGAGAGCGTAAAGATCGGGTTGTATTCCTCAAACGTGATCCCGGCGAAGGGGAAGCTGCGGCGCACGTCCTCACGCAGGGGCTGCGCGCCGGATGCGCTGTAGTACTGATACGCCGTCGCAACCGAGGAATGCCCGATCAGCTTGTCGAAGAACTCGGGGGACACCAGGGCGCGCACGCCCGTCATGCTCTCGCCCTTGAGGTTGAGCTCAATCTGGCGGATCACGTCGCGCACCTTCTGCTGCACCTTTGTGCCCGCCGTGCCCAGCAGGAAGTCGACCGAGATCTGGGTGATCCCGAACTCGGTGAAGTAGTCATAGAGCGTCGTGCCCGCGCCGTCCTTGACGATGCCGCGCAGCGCGTTGATCTCCATGTATTCCCGGGTCTGGGCGTGCTTGTTGCGCATGAGCGTCAGCTTGCGGGTCATGACATCGACCAGCGTGTCGGCATTGCTGCGCGAGCCCAGCGCCGGCACACCCTGGATGTCGGCGGGCAGGATCACGTCGTTATGCGGGATCCACGGCAGCGCAAAGGACCGCATGCTGCGCCCTTCGCGCGTGCCGACGGTGGCGGGTGCGCCGAGCGGCACCGAGGGCAGCAGCGAGAGCACACCCTCGCGCTGCTCGATGATCACACTGCGCTGGGTGATGCCCTCGAAGCGGAACAGGCCGATCTGCGCGAGGCGCGAATACATGTTGGGGAGGATGTTGATGGCGCGGGTCATCTCAGAGAGCGTATAGCCGCCCGCGTCAAAGGGGTTTGCCACGACAGTCATTGTCGGAGTCCTTTCAGTTCAGGGGGTGATCAGGCGGCCGTGCGCGGCACGATGCCGGCGGCCTTGAGTTGGTCGATCTTGGCTGCTTTCTGGGCGGCGGTGGTGACGGTGGCGTCATAGACGAGCTGCACATCCGACACGATCGAAGGGCCGCGCGCCAGCACCACGCCGGTCGCATCCGCCGCCGTGGCATCCACCGCCTCGAGCAACACGGCCACCGCCGTCTGCGCACCATCGGTGCCGGTTGCGGTCGCGAGCTTGTATTTGCCGCTCGCCGTGATCTTGCCGAGCACGGCGCCGAGCGGATAGCTGGTGCCAGCCAGAAGCGTCACGGTTTCGCGGGTGTAGTCGGGGTTGTCGTCATATTTGACGAGGTCGCCCTGGGTGGGCGCCATTGTCAGGGAAGGCATGGGTCAATCCTTTCGTTGAAGATCAGGCGGCGTTCGTGCCGCGCACAGCCTGCTCACGCGCGCGCTCGGCGGCGGCGATCAGCGGGCTTTCCTTGGGGGTGGTGTCG